ATATGAGGTTGTTTTTTGAAAAAGGAAAATTATTTGTAGGATTGTAGGATTGTAGGACGCTGTTTTCTTGAAAAATAATTTTGAAAACACTGTTTTCCTTGCTTTTTAAAAATTTTTGGGGGTTCGGGGGATTTTGCACCCGTCCCATTCTGTTTGAAATGAAATGAAGCCGTACTTGTTTGTTGAAAATAGTACAGCTTCACATGAGGAGAAAAATATATGCTTTTAATTTGGTGATATCAGTTTTTTTTAGTAACTTTACATAGTTAAATTGGGGGTATATATGCTCTTGGAATATAATAACAATATTCATGATAACACATCAGCTTTTCATGAAACATATCCAATACACGTTTCATATTAATCTATCCTTTCGAAACTATAAGCTACCACCCACGGATTGCGCCCCCATGTGCCTTTGCCGCTTACCTTGTCAATTAATGATGCAAAGGCTTCGCGTGGGGTGTCGTATTCTATTTTGCGGTCTCCAAACACGTATCTTTTTCTGTAATGTGTGATGTCGATTTCTTTAATGCCTTCATGCAAGCAGTTTTCGCATAAAATATCTTGTAACCGTTCTATCTTGACATCGGTAATTCTGATGTGGTGCTTCATTAGGTCAGCGCGGACGAACATCTTGTTATTCCATCCAGCCGATTCTGTCATGAACTCATTACCGACCATTTCAAAATCTGCATTAGGATATAATTCTTTGTAAGTCTGCGCTATCGACACAATCTCTCCAGCCTCGTAACGTGGATAGTTCTCTCTCGGCAGAAAATAAGTTCTTCCTTCAAACTCAAAGAGCCATTTTCCATTGTCAAAATAGACTTTTGACGGATATACTCGGATTAACTTGCCATCTACATCCTTATCTAATGTCAAGGTCAGTAACCGCCTTGTCATTGTCTTTGTCCCGTCAAGCACTGCCTGCGTGAGGCAAAATTTGTCTGAAAACATTATATTCTTCATACTACTTAAAAATAACATTTACTATTAACGCTGCAGCAACTCCCCACCCACTGAATGCTATGGTATATGCTACCCATCTTGTGATAGGAAATTTTCTCAAAGCGTCTGCATAATGGTTCTTGAACTCAATCGCATCGCCAAACTTATTCTCAAAGGTTTCTTGGCAAGCATCGGACAATATTCGCTCTATCTTCCTGCGACCTTTCTCTGTAATAATTGGACTGAATCCATCATTCTTATACAAACCGTTCTCGGTCGAGAACACATCGGTATAATAAATAGTATCTCCGTTGTATTTGTCTTGAAGTCCCGTTCTTATATCTATCCGAAAGACTCCGCGTTCTTGGTAATATTTCTCTGCCAATTCACGGATTTTACCATCGTTTAACTCTGCTTTTTCTTGAAGTCGATTATATTCGTATTCACTTAATTGAATAATTTTCTTTTCCATATCTTTTTAAAATTAAATAGTTCTAATTAAAGAAGGGTGTTACTATATTAGTTCGGGGCGTCCATAAACGTTTTATAAAACTTCCATATAAAAGTCTTCTATTTCATATCCGATATTATCTTTAATCAATGGATTGTCTGAAGGGCAACTATTTATTCCAAAATCCAACTTAAGAAGTTCTTCTACATCTTTTTCTTTGTAATCTCCTTCTATTTCTATTTGGAGTTCCACTTTTACTTTCATATTTCTTTTGTTTATTTGTTAATGTAATATTCTAAAATGGCTCATTACTATCTTGCATCGGAGGAAAAGGAAAAGCCTGCTCTGCAGGTGTGCTTGGAGCTACAGGGGGCGTCTCCTGCTCTGTTGCAGGAGCAGTTTCTTCGGTAAATGTTCTTCGGAAATCGATATTATACAATTCCTTGAACTTATCGTAATCGATGATAATAGCACTGGTCGATGTACTTTTCGGCTTTCGAATTTTGACCATCGTCTCCTGGTCGTCTGTTCTCGGGACTTCAACAGTCTCTTCCCATGTGAAGCGGCGTGAGGGGACAGCCCCGATGTAGGATGGATGGCTGCGCAGGTTCTGCTCCAAAGTGGAGAGTGTGCTGCCCTCGCTGTTGTATCCGCTACGGTCGAATATACTGAAGACGGCGCTCAGGCGTAGAAACATGACATTCGTGCCCGGTTCAAAGGTGAAGGTGTGCGTGTCTCCACGAGAATCCTTGCCCGTGACTTTCTTGGGCTGTTCGATAAGAAACTCTCTACCTTCGAGAACCTGCTTGGTGTCAATCATGTTATTGACAGCTGTAAAGAACATGGCCAGTTTGTCTGTGCTACGGATGAGTGAAAGTTGAAACTTTATCTTTTCCTGTACTATCTTAAAGAAATCATCGTATGCAAATGGAAGGTGCAGATTGGAATATCGTTCTATCAGTTTTACCGTCCCAAGGAAAAGCGAGGCCGTCTTCATTAGTCGGTCCATCTCACCTGAGTTGATGACATCTTGCTTGAGTTCATTGTACGCCTCCTGTTTGAGCTGTCGGAAATGATCCATGAACAAGGGGCGCAGTTCGAGTATCTGCAGTAACACGTTTGATAGTCCGATTTTATTCGGGTCCTCGATAGCTTTAAGTTCTTCGAAGATGCGCACCTCTTCCGGTGTACGGTTCCGTGGTTTTGGAACTTCGCAGACAATGACACGGCTCATCAGGGCATTGTCGTCGCGCTGTGGCGTTTCTTGTCCGCAGATAATGACGGGGGCAAAGACTTTGTCGTTTTCGATTTCCCTTCCTGATGTTCCTTTACGTTTCTGTTTTCCGTCGCCGTCATAGACGATTCCCTTCAGAGCCTGAAACTTGTTGTCGCTGATATCCTTGTTGTTATATTCGTCCAGTACGACCGGAACATCCTTGAACATTCCCATGATCGTGGCCATGGCGGCGTCGGTACCCGTATTGAGGTTGAAGATGGGGATATTCGGTGAAATAAAGAGCGAACGAATAGAGATAGCTATCTGTGTTTTTCCTGATGACATCGGACCCATAAAGAAGGGAGCCGTGAATAGGCGATCAATGCAGTGAATATTACTTCGGAAGGCACACATGATGGCAAAGATGATCGCCCACTTCCCATTATCATTGATTTTATATACTTGGTCCATCAGGTATGTCCACTTTTCAAAGGTTACTCTTTTCTCTGCTGGAACTTCTTTGTATACCAATTGGCTGATAAGTTCGTATTTGTCAGATTGCTTTCCACTGCCAGCATATATCGTCGAGAATGCCGGCAGGTAGTAGTTGTTCTTATTGTGTGTGACGACCCCCAGTTCATTGACTGGCTCAAATTTCCATTTACCCTCTACGTTGTGAAATATACCATTGGCAAAGGCGAAGAACTGCTCGTCAGCCTTACGACTCATACCTTCACTCTGCTGATTACCGTAGGTCTTCACCTCTGAACACATAACGAAGTGGCGACTCATATATGTTTTGATGGCCTTCCATTGCCATTCTTCGCCATTGAAGTTTACAGCCTCGTAATTGATGAGAACTTCCTCTATTGAGGACATTTTCAACATGGCCTTGGAAGGTATCTCTATATAAATGGGAGTTTCATAAAAGCGACGGTTGATGCGCAGCACGCGTTTATTCTGCTCGAAATCGTCAGAAAAGATGTGAAGCAGTGGTGTCATAAAGAAGTCGGCCACCTGTGTCATTCCGTTACCATTCTTATTACGGAACATATAGCATACAGGCTCACTCTTCTTGTTGAGCCGTGGATAATAACCGCATTCTTTCCACATCTTTCGGTAGTCCTCGTTCTCCATTACATAGTCAGGCGGTTCGTTCACATCGAATTCCTCATCATCGAGATTGTCGGTTTGCATGCTGACCTTCATGGCTGACTTCCGTTTTTGCACGAATGGCTTTCGGATTTCGTCAAATTGCCCTTTTGTGAGTTTCAGGATAGAACAATAATGATTGCGGTTGACCGTCACCACGGTATCCTCTGCGTAGGAAGTCAGTTCGATACATCTTGATATGAGTGGGACTTTGTTGCCCGTGTAATCATTCAGGAACCTGCCGTGCAAGCTGATGTAATAGTCTATGAATGAACCCGTGGCATCGTTATAGGTCATCTGAATGTTGATGCCTGCGCGAAACATTTCTGATAATGTGTGTAGATAGTCGTTCTCCTCTCCGTCGTCGTTGATGGCACAGCCTGTTTCTGAAGAAACAAAATAGCAATATACGCGTCGCAGTTCCTGAATGTCGTTGCTTGATGGACGACCTGCCACATATATGACAGGATCTTCTCCATAGCCGTCGAGGAACTCCTGCATGACCGAGGTGAGTATGCCGGGTTGATCGCTCTTTAGGTTCTCCTTCAATGCATCAATGCCGAAGATGCCTGATTGTGTTTTTGTTTTAGGTAAAGCTTCCTTTATCTTTATGCGTATGTTCCTGACTTTATCATCAATGATGCCAATCTTACTTTTAAAATCGGCAGCTATCGACTTGATGTACTCCAGCCGAAGCCCTGCATCGCCCACACATGCCACGAGTGAGCAGATGCTATTCAGGCACTCACTGATGATGTTCTCATCTTTACAGCCATAAGGAATTAGCATTCTTTTAAAAGCTTTCGGAAACGGCTCGGTAAGTTCTTTCAGTTTCTCATACGTGTGATTACCATTTGCTTTTGCGAAGTCATCGGGGTCAGTCCCTTTCGGCAGACGGATGCATTTCACCTTTGCCCCGGCTTTTAATAGCAGCTCGCAATTCTTCAACGAAGCTTTCACACCTGCAGCATCAGCATCATAGATCATCACAATATAGTCAGTAAAGCGAAGCAGCAGTTTTATCTGTTCATCCGTGAATGCTGTACCACTCCCTCCGATAACATTCTCTATACCTACCTTATGTAGCGACATTACATCGAATTGTCCCTCAACAAGATAGGCAAAGCCCTGTTTGCCGATAGCCTTTCGAGCCTGATAGAGGCCGAAGATGTGTTTACCTTTTGTGAATAGAGGTGTCTCTCCCGTGTTCACATACTTGCTAACACCGTCCTTCGGAGTAATGATGCGTCCCGAAAAACCTATGATATGCCCTTGCATATCGTAGAACGGAAACATCACTCGATCACGGAACTTATCATATTTTCGCCCGGCATTACAGCCAATGATATCTACCTCCTGTAGTAATTCCTGTGAATAGCCAGCCTTTGTGAGCTCTGTTATTGCTATGTTGCCAGCAGGAGCATAACCGATACCAAAATCCGCGAGTGCCTTATCTGTTAATGCATATCCTCTTGTTGCAAGAAAACTCTCTGCCTGTAAAAGGTTCTTTTGGAAGAACCTGGCAGCAGCTTCAATAGCGATACGCTGTGCTTCTTTCTGCTTGTATTTTGCTTCTTCTTCGGGTGTCATCTGTTTTTGAGGGAACTCTAACCCCGCTAAAGTTGAACACCATCGTAAGGCCTCGATGAAACTTAGATTGAGATGATTTTGGACGAATGAGATAACATCTCCACTTGCTCCGCAGACAAAACAATGGTAGGTCTGTCTTGATGGGCTTACCACCATAGACGGTGTATGATCATCGTGGAATGGGCAGACTCCTTTGTAGTTTACGCCAGCTTTACGCAGATGTGTGAATGACTCTACTACATTCACGATGTTCAGAGCCGATTTTACCTTTTCTATGAATATCTTGTCTATCATATTATTTGTCCTTTTCATCAAAAAGTTCTAATTGTCGTGATTCAAACGCCTCATGTATAGTTACACCAAGATATTCGGTGATGGCTACATATTCCTTGCCGGTAATAGCTTTCCTACCGAAATACAAATCCCAGTAACGGCGTTGTCCTATGCCAGTTTCATGATAAAAAGTTTTTGATGGGGTGAAATCTTCTGGATGTCTAAATTTAATCTTGAGTATTTCAAGCAGTAAGTTTCTCTTTACCGTACGCCCTACGGTCAATCTGTTGCGCAAAATATATAGTCTGACAGACATTGTGCTTCGCTCCAAGTGTGAAGCCATGTCCTTAAGTGAAACCTTTCCAAGGTTTCTCTTAACAAACGCTATATCTTCAAAGGTCCATCTCTTGTTTTTCCCGTTATTACTCATTTTGCATGATGCTGTTAAATTCGTTGTCAAAAACAATAATTCTCACATTGTCTTCGGGATGTATATGTCCAATGTTGTGTTGAGCATATATTCTCAAAGCTTCGTAAAGCAAACGAAGATCCTTTTCACTTAAATCGTTTAGGGAGAATTTTCCCCAACTATCTTTGTCAATGAACATTATACGGTAGGAAGTTAGTTCTGATAAATTCTGTCACATCTCGTCTGAGTATCTTCCTCATCGTCGGCGTGAAGCGTAGGGAGCCTTTTTTCGGTTTGATACGAATACTACAAGTCTTGATGCCATACTTGTGATAGAAGGCCTTTCTTACTTTTCTGATGCTGGTCATGATTACTCGAATTTGAGGTCAAAACTTTTATCTCTTGCCACAGCTATGCCAGACATTCCGATGATGTTGCTATCTTTGTCCTCTGTGAGGAACGTTTCACGCTCGCTCTCCTTGCTGGCAGAAAATGCACGGCCATACTCGTCCCATACAACCAACTTGTTGTCCGTATGTGCATTGACCTGTCGCACATATGCATGGTGCAACTTCATCTCATCAATGGTAATATCTGTACCGAGCGCATCTATCGCCCTTTCAAAATCATTCACTTTCATAGTTTTTCATTTTTGGTTTCACATTTTTTCCTCTGGCAATACTGTACATATTCTTTCAGTTTCATACAGTATAGTCCATTGATACAATTTCGGTGGAACCGGCAGTTCCTGCAGTCGTCATACATTCGGCCACAATTCTTTTTCAGATATTTGTAGATACTCAGCTATCACTTTTCTCTTGAGTGCATCAGGAATAAAATCCCCACGTAACCATCTGTAGACGGTTACACTTGTCACACGGCAGCGAATTGCTAACTGTGCAATAACCTCATTTCTCTGATTAGGTAATGAATTCACATACTCTTTAAATTCCATATTTTATTTTTTAAAAGTTTTCCTTGTTGCTCCATATTTTTTTATTATTTTCGTAGCGTAATATATATTACGTAGTGCAAAGATGCAACTTTAATTTGAAATAAACAAATAAATGAGTGATTATTTCTCTCATCTTTTAAATTTAGTAGAAATATGGCAGTAGGAACTATTACAGAAAGAATTGTGCAGATCATGTCTAAAGAAGGGCATACGGTAAGCACATTTGCTCGAAAACTTGGAATATCCTGGACTTCGGCAAATAATATTATTTCGGGTAGAAATGTACCTAACTATGAAACGATAGTACGAATCATAGAAAAATTTGAATGGGTAGATGCCAATTGGCTTGTCATGGGGCAAAAGAGTGAAGCTGACACGGATAAAAAGAAACTTTATTCTATCATAGAAATACAGCAGAAAACCATAGAAAGTCAACAAAAGACCCTCGACCGGCTAACAACAAAACTCGTACAAGACTTGCATGAAGAGTCTTCTAAAAAAGTCGCAGATGTCGGATAATTAAGATGCCTGTAAAAAGATAGAAGGAGCGAAAATACAGTATTATTATTTCTGTATTAGTAAAAATATTCACCCAAATGTTTGATAGTCAAATACTTTGAGGAAGTATATAATCGGCGAAAAGTCGGTAAAAGTTTAATTAATATTCAATAAATCCCTATTGATTATCAATGAGTTACAAACTATATGGCCATTTTAGCAAATCGCCTAATCCCGACTCATCATGTTAAGAAGAGAGGCTTTTTAGTCTCTCTTTTTTATTTTTTTGTGGGTTTACTTTGTGTGCGAAATGTCGCCTAATCCCGACTCATCATGTTAAGAAGAGAGGCTTTTTAGTCTCTCTTTTTTTATTTTTTGTGGGTTTACTTTGTGTGCGAAATGTCGCCTAATCCCGACTCGTCATGTTAAGAAGAGAGGCATTTAGTCTCTCTTTTTTTATTTTCTGTGGGTTTACTTTGTGAGCGAAATGTCGCCTAATCTCGATTCATCATGTTAAGAAGAGAGGCATTTAGTCTCTCTTTTTTTATTTTTTGTGGGTTTACTTTGTGGGCGAAATGTCGCCTAATCCCGACTTTTTATTCCAAAAGGAGAGGCAAATAGTTTCTCCTTTTTTATTTGTTGGCGTTTGTTCTGGGCGTGAAATACCGCCTTATCTCTCACGTCTTGTCCTTTATTTCTCATTTTTATATAAGTGAAATCCGTTTGTTTCATTTTATTTGTTATCTTTGCAATATAAATATAGGAATATGACACAGGAAGAGAAAACACGGATAGAAGAACGTATTGTCGATGTACTGAAAACGGTTTATGACCCGGAAATCCCCGTGAATATCTGGGATTTGGGCATGATCTACAAGATAGATGTGAAGGAAGACGGCTGCGTTGACCTTGACATGACATTCACTGCACCGAATTGTCCGGCAGCAGATTTCATTTTGGAAGACGTGCGTACGAAGGTTGACAGCGTGGAAGGTGTGGTTTCAACCAATGTGAATTTGGTGTTCGACCCCGCATGGGACCAGAGCATGATGACCGAGGAAGCACGTGTAGAACTTGGATTTGATTAAATGGGTAAAAACGTTTATTTCTTGAGTGACGCCCATTTGGGCTCGTTGGCAATACCTCATGGCCGCACGCAGGAGCGGCGATTGGTGCGCTTTCTCGACAGTATCAAGGAAAAGGCTTCGGCAGTTTATCTGCTCGGAGATATGTTTGATTTCTGGAATGAGTATCGTTATGTGGTGCCGAAAGGCTATTCCCGCTTCTTGGGAAAGCTTAGCGAGCTGACTGATAACGGCGTGGAAGTGCATTTCTTTGCGGGTAATCACGACTTGTGGACGTATGGTTATCTGGAAGAAGAGTGTGGAGTTATCGTGCATAAAGCGCCTGTGACGACAGAAATCTATAGCAAGGTGTTCTTCTTGGCGCATGGAGATGGATTGGGAGATCCCGACAATAAGTTTAAAATCTTACGTAAACTGTTTCATAACCGCACGTGCCAGCGCCTGCTGAACTTCGTTCATCCACGCTGGGGAATGGCTTTAGGACTGAACTGGGCCAAGCATAGTCGGCTGAAGAGAGCAGACGGAAAGGAAGTTCCTTTCATGGGAGAAGACAAGGAATTTCTCGTGAGGTTCGCCCGCGACTACAAGCGCTCTCATCCGAATATTGATTATTTTCTCTTCGGACATCGCCACATAGAACTCGATTTGCCCATTGATAAAAGCACGCGCATGCTGATACTTGGCGACTGGATTTGGCAGTTCACATATGCCGTTTTCGACGGAGAGCATCTGTTTTTGGGTGAATATGTGGAGGGTGAATCAAAGTTCTGACGGCTTAAGTTGAACTTTTTGAGCGCTCTGTGTGCATAGAACTTTATCGTGTTGATGGGATAGTTTCAGCGCTATTTACTTGTAATTAAACTTTGATATGATGAAGAAGACGCTTCTCTTGCTTTGTCTTTTATGCCCGTTTTTCGGTGTTTCAGCTCAGCATACCATGGATGGTGTGTGGACAGGCAAGTTGAATGTCGGGCCGCAGACATTGACTCTCGTGTTGCATGTGGCGCATGAGGCTTCGGGAAATGCGGTGTGTTCGCTCGACAGTCCAGACCAAGGAGCCATGAATATACCTGTAAAGAGCGATTATTGCTCGGCAGATTCTATCAGTGTCAGTCTTGAACAGTTAGGTCTCAGCTATCAAGGCAGGTTGAAAGGCGACGAGATTGTCGGAACATTTACGCAGGGTATGGCGTTTCCATTAACGTTGAAGCGTGGCGAAGAAACGTTAAATCGTCCGCAAAATCCAGTGGAACCGTTTCCTTATAAGACAGAAGAAGTGACGTTTATAAATGCAACTGATAAGGCAACGCTTGTCGGAACACTCTCGTACCCTACAGATTATAAGAAGGGAAAAACACCTGTTGTGTTGATGGTTACAGGCAGCGGACAGGAAAACCGCGATGAGGAAATCTTCGGACATAAGCCATTTCTCGTGTTGCTGCAATTATCGAGATTGTATCGGCTAACAACAAAATGTTGGAGCAACAAAAGGCTGATAAAAAAGCAATTTCTGAT